TTGTGATAAAGACACGGTGTATCTACTCCGTCTACGGTCATGTAATGGGAAGAACATTCCTCTCGGTCCAGTTGGAAACACTGCGTTGTTTTGGTAGAAGGACATTCATAGGTATGATAATAGGCAAGAGTCGTATACACATTGCGTATACAGAGTACAAACAAAGCGTACGAAATAAAGTGTATACAGTAGGAGGTTCTCCTTAGTTTTGCATAGACATGGCACGGCAAAAGTGCGGATACCGTACAGGATTCTGCGTCCGGCGTAAAGAGGCCTGACACCCAATCACGGTACGCCTTTGTATACATACAAGTAGACTTGTTTATTTTTTTAAATTGTTTGAAGATACCTTAGTTCCTGGTATACCAGGTGTACCAGGGGCACCAGGCCCTCCAAGTATACCTGGTATACCAGGTAAAGAAGACAAGGCAGGCAAAGAAGTCATTTTAGGTAAAAAGACAGATTTGGTTCTCGTATACCACGCAATAACAAATAGAATGACATACGAAATGAGATAGGTCAACACCACAATTTTTAACACATCTACCATTACTTGGAATGGTATCATGTATACTCTATACATTTTTAATTGTGAAGAACTCTTTTATTTTTTGATAGAGAACAATCATAACAATGCAGCTGATGACCACCACAATAAAATAAATGAGACCGGACATGTTAAACTTGTAAAAGTCCGTAGGAACAATGGTTTCTTTGATGACGATTTCACCTTCGCTGTCGGTTGGCTGACAATCAATGTAAATTTGTCCATCTCCAGAGAATCCATTGATGGTTGTTCCTTTGATATTTTGGAGTAGTTGTCGGTTTCTTGCAGTAACCTTAGTATACGGTGTCATGGTATTCGTCATCAGTTTGATAGCGGCATCGGACAAATTCAGTGTATTTTTGGGGAATACGACATAAATGGCATTGGATGAAGTCGTGCTGTGATACGCCCCCGTATGTACAAAAAAGGTGCTTTTGGGAATGACAAAATTCAGGTTAAAATTATTGACATTGACGGTAGATACATTTTTAGCAGGAAAGTAAGTAGTAATAAGGGTCTCTACTGGATTCATGGAGGAACCTCCACTTGGATAAATCGGTATACAGAGGTAGAGTTCCGAATTGTTCTGCGTAGATTTATGCTGAATGACCATTTCCAAAGGAGGGCGGGTGGCAGGAGACCCAAACCTATGTATACCGCCCACGTAAATAGAAATGGCATTGGAAGTCCCTATTTTGAAGACGGTAGAGTTATACATGACATTGCTTCCTGCTCCATCGTAATTGATTTTCATAGAGTCGGCGGTAGACCCTACTTTGCAGACAGGAGAATTCGTATAATTATACCATAATCTACAGGGTAAATCACATGTTTTGGCGGCACTTGCAGGGATATCAATGAAGGAAACTACCATACAAGTACACGTTATTTTTAAAGAGACGCTTTTGCTAAAAATCCGTCTGGCAGCATTTTGAGAAGTTCGGTCGTTTTATCAATGATGTTGGAGAGTTGAGCCATGTCGGTAGCGGTGTACTCCGATGGACTCAAGGCGGCAAATTGTTCTTGGGTAGGAGAACGTGAAGATGCACTTTTTGCCGCCTTAGCAAATGCTGGAAGTCCTTTGCCCTGAGATGCACCTGCCATGCCTGCATCAGGGGAAAGCTTCAGTGTGGCAGGAGGAGGTTCAGATACACTGGAAGGTGTAGATACCGTGTCAGAAGCGGCAGCCGGAGCCGGGTCCGACCCCCTTACAGGTGCTGCCACAAAATCTGGGGCAGGAGGACTCTCTAAATAGGACGTAGACTTTACTTCTTTCGGGTCGGAGGTAGTCGTATTGTTCAGTTGAAGCGACCCTTCCGTAGAAACAGCAGAAGCCATATTCGCCATGGAAGCGTCTACGGAAGGCTGGACCGTATCCGGAGTGTCTACCTGTTTGGTTTCTGTTTCGGTAGGAGTTATGCCAGGCCCTTCTTCTAAACCTTCCCGTTTGGACATGCGCAACAAGGATGCAATGACAATTCCTGAAACAAGGGCAACCGATTTATTTGGAAAGAGTGAAAACACGAGCGCTCCAGTCAATAAAAATCCTACCAGAGGAATGACGTCTCCTGCACGAATGTAAACGAGAAGTATAGCGACTGTAATAAAAACGACTAAATAGTATACAGCGGTTGAATCTAAATCGGGAATCTTCATAACATACATTCCTATAAAAACTATTTCAATTCGGATAATAATTTTTCATGTGCGGTTCCCTCCTCTTGTTTTAATACCTGAACCACATAGGGATGTGTAGACTGAAAATAATCATAACTAAACAAAAGGTAAAAGGCATTTTCATAGCTGGCCCAAATGTAAATCTCCATGATTTTGTTCAACAACGGCGGTAAGGTAGGATGGTGTTTCAGGGCAGTATACAGGTCGGCTATCTTATCGCCTAAGGCATCATGGGATGAAATTTGAAACGCCTGAAGCAGCATGGATTGGTACTCTTCATTGGTTTCGTACAAACACTCCATGTCCAGCGTATACATATTCTAGGATGTATACTTTAATGATACTGAATAAACTCATCTACATTGAGCTTGGACATGGTCGTCGTGATGGAGGGAACGCGACTTGTGGCCTCGTGAAAAAACGATTTTCGTTTCGCCGTTTTCACAATGAGTTGATTGAACAGGTCGCTCCTTACTAAGTTTAATTTAGGAGGCGGGACATATCGTGCATACATCAAGAGAGCTGTTATGATGACATAGGCAAACAAGTTGGTCTTCTCCTTGAATTCATGTCGTTCGTCAAACAACATGCTATAATCTATGTCCATGTGATGCAATACATTCACCATGTGTTGAATGGAATACTGCCGTTCAATCTCATACAAACAGGCGACGGGAATGCGTGTAATGGCCGAGATGTAACAACAATTGAGTACACGAGCACAGACTTCACAATATGCCTCATATAAATTAAACGGTCGGTGAAAAAGAGTCATCATTTCGGGAGATGGTTGTTTCAATATTCGTTCCCATTGAAAATAATGTATACATTCGTGAATAAACACCTTGAACCATTCTTCGCGCCGATAAATCACCACTTTGTCTCCTGTACAATATCCTGTATTCGTATGGGATTTATCAAATACTTTATCTGCAGGATAATACTTTTTGACGGGGGAAAATAAAATGTCGGCAATGATAGGTTTTGTTTGAAGTTTATGCAAAAATCGTGCAATGTGTTGGAGGTGTACACTACAATCTTCTCCCTGATGAAAAAAACGTATGACGTTGCCTTTAAACGTATACGTGGTAATTTCCGTCATTTCCTCTAGACTCGGACGAACATCAGGAGGACAATCTACATCCAAGTCGGACAAAGAAAAAGGTGTCGTTGTTGGTTCAACATGAATCGGGGTATATCCCACGAATAAGGAACGAAGGTCTTGCATAGTATAGTGCATGATTTATTTCTACATAATGACCGAATGGCCGCTACATTCAGTATAACGGACTCCCGGAACGACTTCCTGTCCCGCAAGGACGGGCTTCTTGCCATGACGGACTGCTCGTGTGATATGGCATGCCTGCTTTTCACCAAGAAGCACATGATGCACATAGGTGTTTTCCGTCAGCATTAAATCACTGTAAAAGCAGTCCACGAAGGATAGCATTTCGGCCGAAGTATGAATCTTGTGCGAGGGTGGAACCAGGGTAATGTGAGGGTAAGCAACTCCCCAGAACCCTTCCGGCCATGATGTAGGTTCGTGAAACGTAGGAACGGCAATGTAACCACTTTCCGCCTTGGCCGTAGGATGATAGTCTTTCTTGGTGCGGATAGTATACGTGTCGCCTACCAGTATACCGAAGAATCGTAGCGAAGTCTGAGAGAGGGCGGCGAACGATTCCTCGGAAGCAGAGATGGCAATCAGAGTTCCATAAAGAGAGCTGTCATACGAACTGTCTAGCGACAATATGACAGCATTCATGATACGATACGACTCTATCATCAGATGAGTTGGCATATCGGTAAGAACGAGAAACGTCTTTTCGGAATCAAGCTGGCGAGCCATGATACCAAGTATACTTGGAAATCATTGAATCAATTTTTACGAGACCTGCGTTTGCGACGTCTGCGAGTTCTTGCCTTTTCTCCACGCCGACGTGAAGTCGGAGGACCATCATCCGGTCTAGTACGTTCACTATTGGCAAGTGCACGTTGTCTCTGAACATTCTGTCTTGCTACAAATGCAGCGTGTTCACGTTCTGTAGCTGCACGTTGTGATGCATCCGCCACAGCTTGAACACGTCTATGTTGAACAAGTTCCAATTCTATTCTTTGTCGCGCTCTAGGTGTAAACATTCTGATTAAGTTCGGTAGTCTATGGCCATCAAAGAATGTTTCTCTTATGAATTCTCGTTTATTGGTAAACTCTTCTGTCGTGCTAGATATTTGTTTCCTTCGCAATCGCATCGCTCTATACATTAGATAAGCTTTTTCTTGGTTCGTCAATCCTGGAGGGAATACATAAGGAGTTCCTTGTTCTATAGAAAGGATGGCTGAATCTACTGTACTCATAGGAGCTACATAATCGGAAGTGTTTACAGGAACGGACGCAGCTGCCATACAGTATACTTAGATAATTAGGCAGGTTCAAACTTCATGGGTCGCCCGTCTTCGTAAATATGAAATTGTCCCGCCACCTCTTCCACGACATGGTCTTTGTTTTCTTGGATGACCACGGGGTCAGTGACAATCTTCCGTAAGGCAGTATACATGTCCATGACATTGGCAATGACGTTCCCCTTTGGATGACGATGTGTATCTTCCACCGTTCCAAACCTCACTTCGTCGGCAGCTTGACCAACTCCATATTTTACTTTGGTCAGTACACGGTCTAATTTAGAATACGTTGCAGAGGCCTTTGCTTTCATACGTCTCAATAAAAATCCTATACTTATTGACAAATTAAAGACCAACCGGAGGTCATGACTTTCATTCTTTTTTTGACCTGTTATACCATTCCAAGGAGTAGGACTTAAAAGGGTGAATCCGCTATTTGAACCACAATGGGCGCATTCAGGAACACTACATATTTTATCATAAACGTTTTTAGAGGATACGGTCCCATTATCAAAAAAACATCGTCCGTAATCAATAATTTTGGGAACAAAAGGAGTGCGGAACATGACAGTAGACCCATTGCTCAAGTGATAGACGTATTCCAACGTCTTCTGTTGAAACGGTCTAAAAATAAGAACGTTTCCTCCATGAAGGTCGTAATGAGTAAATTTTGTGCAAAATCGTGCCAAGGTATGGTAAAGGATGAAAAGTGTATACACAAGATGATATTGAATGTAGTTACCCGTTCCATCACTGCTCAATGCATCAGAAAACGATTCGGCTTGGTCTAAATATTGAATTAGAACACAGGCAAATTTGGATTTTTCACAGGCTTTCTTGTAATCAATGTTCTTTTGGAGGTCGATGGTCGTGTCTAAGATGGCTTTTCCAGATACACCGTTGATGTGGTCTTGCACCACAAGGTATTCCATCAGGGACTTGTAATAGTAAAGTCCGTATGTATACATGAAGCAGGGTGTCTGTTGGATGATACGGTTGATGAATTTGATGCCGACTACGTATTCGTATACTAAATTGTCCGAAAGTTCATCCTTGGACGATTTCAGAATAGAATAGGCTTGGTATCCATTTCGTTCGTATTTGATTTTACGAACAAAGCCGTTGATAGATTCGTTTCCTAACTCTTCTAATTCTCCGACCACATAGGTAAAATTGGAAAACCCGTTAAAATGGTCCATGATGTCGTGCATTTTGTTGCCGAAGGCAAGACATTGACCGGAATCGGCACACACCATGTTTAAAAATTTAGTGGATTTTTTGATGAATTTGGCAATTCGGGTGCGAGCACGTTGTTTCTCCGCGGAAGCGGGGGACTTTCGCGTCGGAGCGGTTTTCTGGGCAAGTGGCGCCGGAGCGGTTTTCTGGGCAAGTGGTGCCGGAGCGGTTTTCTGGGCAAGTGCCCTTCTTTTGTTCTTGGCTGTTCTACAGTATTTAAGAGCGGAATTTACGTACGTACACTTGGGAGGAAGACATTGGTCTTTGCGCAGTCCTTTACATTCCGACATACTTTATACGTTTAAAATATCCATACAGGTAAAGATGAACTTGCTATGAATGCCTGGAGTTGTTGCAGGAGATAGGTTGCAGTATACTTCAATCTTGTCCTTGTGATGGACCGTATACTTGGACAGGATGGAAATGTGTTCTATGCATTCATAGACAATGTCTTTGGCGGGTGTCTGTAAAAGAGAATCTATGTACTCTAGAATGTGTATACTCATGTCCTTCCCGTAGGAAGAGGATTGAATCTTATCCAGTTCTACAATGAATTGAGTAAACATTTTACGCACTTGATTCTCCTTGTTGATATCACAAAATAAAGTATACTCGGCCGAGTCCCCAAACCGAAGAGTTTGAAAAGAGTCCTTGTAGACTTGTAACCGTTCATGAAAGGTATCCATGAACACGGGATACAACGACACCAATTTGACAAATAAATTGCAGTACGTCTTCATCAAGTAGGAATTAGAAGTTAGAATGGTAAACACATCCGGAGCAAATTCCGCCACGTTTTCTTCATTCAACACGGATAAAAAAATGTCAAACGAAGACGTCTCCGTGATTTTGTTCAATTCACGAATGACATCTTGTTTGGTGTGGCGAATTTCTTGTTTGAATTCAAAGGTAGGTTCCGCATGAATGGCCGTGCACAACGTGTGCAGACAATGCAATACGGAGGACGGCAATTTATATGGATTCTTTTTTGCGATGGTAGTATAGTCTGTCAATTTGTACATAAGATAGAGTACCGTCTTACAGTTTAAATTAAAACTTAAATAATTATTAAGTATCTATTTTATGTCCGATTGGGAAACGTTGCAACTCAGTATGGCGGTATTACGAGGAATACATTTGTGTGGATTTGAAAAACCAAGTCCCATTCAAGAAAAGGCCATTCCTGCCCTGATAGAAGGCCGAGATGTGGTGGCTCAAGCTCAATCCGGAACGGGAAAAACAGGCGCTTTCTGTGTTTCTGTACTACAGCGGTGTACGGAAGAGGAACGCCATCAAGCACTCATTTTAGCTCCTACCCGTGAGCTGGCCGAACAAATTTATTCGGTCTTTACCAAATTGGCAAAATTTACCAAAATCAAGGGTCATCTTCTGATTGGTGGAACGTCCATTGAAAATGACTCGTATGAAATGCGAAAACATCCACAAGTCATCATCGGATGTCCTGGACGTGTCATTGATTTTTTAACACGAGGTCTCTTGTCCCCCGAGTTAAAAATGGTCGTCCTGGATGAGGCCGATGAAATGTTGTCGCAGGGGTTTTTACCTCAACTGAAACACATTTTTGAACTCATTGATAACAGTACGCAGGTAGCTCTGTTCAGCGCTACCATTCCCGAAACACTCCATGAAGTGGTAGATAAAATCATGAGAAATCCCGTTAAAATCCTGGTACAAAACGACATGCTTACCCTGGAAGGTATTTCTCAGTATTTTGTCTCGTTTGACAACGATACGGACAAGATGCTTGCTCTTCAGGATTTGTTTGAGGGCATTTCGGTGTCTCAATGCATCATTTATTGTAATTCAGTCAAACGAGTCATGATGTTGTATTCGTCCATGAAAGATGCAGGTTATCCCGTATGCTGTATACACAGTGAAATGGACAAGTATGAACGAACCGAATCCTACAAGAGTTTCAAGGATGGGAAATACCGTGTACTTATCTCCTCCAACATTACTTCTAGAGGCATTGACATTCAACAAGTGAGTGTGGTGGTCAATTTTGATTTGCCGCGGTGTGTACACAACTACCTTCACCGAATTGGTCGGTCCGGCCGATGGGGTCGTAAGGGCGTCGGTATTAATTTTGTAACCAAATACGACATGGACATGTTGAAACAGATTGAAGGTCATTATGCAACCGAGATTCGCGAGCTTCCTAAAAATTATAGTGATATGTTATGAAGACACGAAAACATCTTGTGTCTGTCAAAAAAATAAAAGGATATACCGTCATCGTGGTTCCTGCTCCCATAGACACCGTCGTGGTTCGTGCCATCGTGGGAGCAGGAAACATACATGAAACAAAACAAACCCTAGGAATTAACCATCTATTGGAACACTGCATTGTCAGTGCATGGAAAAAGTGTCATTCTCAATGTGTTCCCTATTGGGACAAACGAGGATGTATACTCAATGCATCTACGGATGCAACTACGGTAAATTATTATATCAAAGGACTTCCTGACCTTACCGACAGCATGGTTCAATATATCATTTCTATTGTACTACGTCCCTCATTTACTTCTAAAATCATACAAGATGAAAAAAAAGCTGTCTTATCTGAATTAAACATGTCGTTAAATACGCCCGACTATCCCTTGCTCAACGCGTTCAATCGTAATTTTTATGAACCCGTAGGACTACAGCTCATGAGTGATGCAACCATTCAATTGGAGAATCTATCTTCTATGACAATGGAACAGTTGTATGCCGTGCATCAACAACTGTATACATGCAACAGCATTACGTTTGTTGTCTATGGTCATGTAACCACATCGCACATAACCTCTTTGTTTACGACTCACTTAACTTCATCTAGTGCCATGGTTCCGGTTCCACAACCATGTCATTCATTTTCACCTGCCTTTTTACATGTTCCTAAAAAATCGTCTACCGTTATGGTTGGTATGGGGTTTCCCATGAAACGACAACATGATTTAAACGAAGTCATGGAAAAATGTTTGAGTGTATTGTTATTCAATGAATTGCGTACCAAACACAAACTCATCTATAATGTAAAAGTGAATGTATACACTACGTATTGTTCCACCGTGCTTTACATTCAATTTGAATGTATGCAAGATGTGTTTATCAAGACCTTGCACATTTTATGTCGCGCCTTGCAAGAGTATACAAAGTCGGTGGATGCTTCTATTATCAAAGGAGTTCAACGAAAACTACTGTATACGTATTTAACGGATTATCCTTACGATGAATACTATACGAGTTATTTGTATCAACCTCATCATCTGTATACCAAACAACAATTGATTCGTCGTATCAAATCGTTTACAGGTAAACAGTTTACTTCGTTCATGAAAGAAATGATTCAATTTCAATACTGTACGTTGGTCTACCAATGTCCTGCTTCTCTCCATGTGGATTGGTCCACTTTTTTAAAAATTGATGCACGCGGTCATGTACACCTCCTTTCATAAATGGGGGTTCGGTTTTTAAATCGGTACATGAAAGAGCATGGATTCCGAGGCATTCTACCTTGTACCATGGCCGACTTGAACGGAAAACGGGTTGTCATTGATACATCTATTTATTTGTATCGGTTCAAGTCCATTGGCAATTTACTTCCTGATATGACCTCTTTTGTTCTCTTGCTTCAACAGCACGGCGTGATTCCCATCTTTGTATTTGACGGTCCTCCACGGTCAAATAAAAAGGAACTTCTTCAAGAACGACAAAAATTAAAAAACGAGGCATGGAATCAGTACCATACCTCGGACAGCCTCAGTGAAGCGCATCTTCTCAAGCTCAAAAAGACATTTACACGGATTAGTAAACAAGAGGTAGACTCGGTCAAATCTCTCCTTGCATCGTATCAAGTTCAGTACATAGAAGCGTCGCATGAGTCGGACGAAGTCTGTGCCGCATGGATGGCGTCGGGACAGGCAGATGCTTGCATGAGTGATGACATGGACATGTTTCTCTATGGATGTACGTGTGTGTTGCGAGACGTAAACCTTGAAACCCAAACCATGACCATGTATTCCACACCTGCCATTTTAGACCAATTGAAACTATCCCATCATGAATTCAAACAAATTGGGGTTCTGTCGGGGTCCGACTATTACAAGTCGGATTATACGCTATACAAGGTCATGAGCATGTTTACTGCGTTTAAACGCACAAAACATACGGATTTTTATGAATGGGTCAAATTGCATTATCCTGTAGAGGTAGACCGTCTATGGAAAGCGTATCGTGAGTATGATGTGCTTAAACCGCAGGAGTAGCCTTCTGGAAGTGATGGCTGATGAACCGCTGAAGGTTGAAGTAGGTGAGCTCATCCTTGTCCTTGAGAGCAAGGAGCTTCTTGAGCTTGGCATCGGGGAGGATGTGGCGTCTGTTCGCCGGGTCCTGGAGATTCTGGGCGCGGATGTAAGCATTAATCTCACGAGTCACCTCCGTGCGAGCCACCATCGCACCCTTGGGGCGGCTAAGGAACTCGGCAAGCTGGTCGCTCACCAGAGCAGGCTTCACGAACCCACTCGGTGCGCGAGTCGCATTCTTGTTCTTGCGCTTGCCAGACGACTTCTGGGCAGCCTTGAGGTCGCGCTCGGCCTGCTTCTCAATGCCCTTCAGCTCCGTAACAAGGACGCCCATCTGCTGGCGCATCGCATTCAGCTTCACAAGCACAGCAGCATAGGTGGACTTGTCCTCCACGGGCTTCACCTCCTCCTTCGTCTCAACAACGGCGGGAGGAGCAACCACTGCAACAGGCTCAGTCTTCGGGGTAGCACTCTTCTTAGGCATTATACTCTTATTAGGGGTATTTGTTTAAGTCAGTTTTAACTATATATATTTAAGACGATATGCGGTAGGGAACTCGCCCTGCCTTTCTAGGAAATGTACACTTTGAGTTTAAAAGGAGAAACATTTTTTAGTTATTCTAAAAATTGATTCATAAAAAATGTCTTTGTATCCTCACATCATGGCTCCTTTCATTGTTTCCCTAGAAGGCAACATCGGCTCGGGCAAATCCACGCTGATGGACCACTTGAAAGACCACCTGAAGTATGTAGGAAGTCGGTCCGTGGTCTACGTGAATGAACCGTTGGCTCAATGGGAAAGCATCAAAAACAAGGAGGGCGTCGGCATGCTACAACTCTTCTATGCAGACCCCAAAAAGTATGCCTTTTCCTTCCAGATGATGGCCTACATTTCGCGCCTCGCCAATCTTCAGCAAACTATTGTCAACCATCCAAATGACATTATCGTCATGGAACGGTCTCTTCTCACGGATTATCATGTGTTTGCCCGAATGCTATACGACTCCACGGACTTGTTGGAGGAAGAATATGCCATTTACAAAACATGGTTTTACCATTTCAACGAGATTCACATGGATGCACTCATTTATCTAGAATGTCCTCCGGAAGTATCTCTAGAACGATGCATGAAACGCAATCGTCCGGGCGAATCCATTACCCTGGAGTACATGACCAAGGTACACGAGCGACACGAGGAATGGCTTCAAAACCTAGAAACGCGACCTCTTCTTATTATTGAAAATGAAACATCGTCTATCGATGATTCACTTTTTGCCATAGAGGACTTCCTGACAGAAATGGTCTGTCCTCATGATGAAGTCAATCACTTCATGCAAAATATATACTCGTCCTACCTCATTACCCGATTCATCCTCGGATGGTTCATCTTTAAAGTGTCCTCCTGGCTACAGAAAGTCTAAACTTTCAAAAAAACAGTCAATTTCATTCGTATTTGTTCCTGACATGGACAACGTTGCAGTTAACGTAGCGCCTTTTGCGTAGGCTAACAACGTCGGTACACCTTTGAATTGTTTTTTTGATTTTAATGCTGCATAACAATCCGCATCGGCATCTACATCCAAACACAAGTACGTATACTCAGGCTCCATGTACTTGATTTTTTCTAGAATGTAGGGCTTGATGGTCTGGCATGGTGCACACCACGTTGCGGTAATGAACACGACAAGGACGGATGAATTGGATTGAATGCGAGACAACAATTCCTCCCGAAGCATCTAGGATATACTTACATAACATTAAAGTTGTAATGGTTGAACAATTCATTTTTAGAGACTTCTTCTTCTTGTTGTTTTGCTCGCCTTAATACATCAATGGCTGATGCAATGTCTTCTTGTTTTACAGGAACCACCATGCCTTCTTGTTTAGGCATGATGCCAATAGGACTGTCTTCATGAAAAATATACGTGGTAATGACAAAAAACAATGCTGTCACTCCTAAAGAAATATAAATATCACGTGTTCCCATCCAACAAGTTGCAAAAATGAACAGTTCACGTGTAATGTATTTTCGCAAGTATACTTCTTGAGAAGGAGTTAATTTGACCTGAATGTACTTGGACGAAATGTTTAGTAAAATCATGATGACGCCTGCAAAAATTTTAGATTGGTTGAGTTGTTGAATGACCTTGTTCATACTATACTTCTACATTATAAGCTTGATACGATTCTTTGGGTAAATAAGTAGTGTCCATGGGCTTTTCCGTACACACGGCTGAATTGGATTCTTGAGGCTTCATTTTTTCCGACAAGAGGGGAATAGACTCTTGTTGTACCATGGATTTTATTTTTGGAAGCTGACCAGAAAGATGGAGAGAGTATACAAAGACAATGGCACACAAAAGACCAATGAGGGGAGATTTATACCCTGCATAGACAAGAAGGACCAGCTCTAATCCTTTGGCCAAGGGATTCATTTGCAACGGGTAAAACATCAGGACGATAAAAAGTAATAAAATGGCATACTCCAACATAATAAACCTATATATTAAAATAAAAATTTTTATTTTAATATTATAAAATAGTAATGTTGATGTCATGGTCTTCTCCATTTCCAGATGACTCTAGTAAGCCTGCTCCTAAACCCAAAACCAAAATCATTTCCGCTAAACAATTGGATTCGGTAGACACTGAAAATACCTTAGCAGATTATACGCCGCCTAAAGCAGAGTATACTCCTAAACGAAGTCCTGAAATAAAAAATGTATACGATACGCCTCTCTATGAAGCACCCAAATCCAAAGAGACGGAACTCTTGGAACGAATCAATTACATGATTTTTTTATTGGAAGAACAACGAGATGAACGAACCGGTCAAGTGACGGAAGAACTCATCTTGTATGTCTTTTTAGGCGTATTTACCATTTTTGTGCTAGACACGTTTGTCAAGACGGGTAAATATTCACGCTAGAATTTTTTCATCCATTAACTTTTTTTGTAGAGAAGCAAAGGATTGTTTGGCATACATATGAAAGGAAATCATTTTAGGATTATAGGGTTGAGTAAGTATAGCAATTTTGCAGTAATGAAATGCCTTGGTCAGTTGGACGGTTTTATAAATTTCTAAAATTTCAATGGGATAGGTCCTTTTCTTTGTATTTACATTCACCACATTATGAAAGGCCCATATCATCTTTTTGAAATCGCTCAAGGTTTCAGGGACTCGTTGTTGTTTCATGTATAGAGTAGCATGTTGTTGACATTCCGGACAAGGTAAACATTTACAGATGGTCGTCACTGTATCAAAGAGTGTACTTTTAGAGGCAGTATACTGTTCCTCTGTAATTTTCATTGTCAACGTATGAAGAAAAATCCATGTAATTTCTCCCCATTTAGCCATAACATAGGCTACAATAAAAATGTGGAAATTTGTTCTATAATACAAGCATCCAATTTAAAGAAGAACAATTCTAAACCGTCTACATAATACAACGACTGTTGGTAGTCTGTATACTCTTTATAAAGGTCCTTGCATTGATAGCAGGGAGTCCACGAACACAAAAGGGTAGAACAACAGATGCAAGGGAGAGTATACTTTCTTAATTGAATCAGAGAAAGCCGTTGGTTGTATTGTAGCTTCAAGTAATGTTCATGGGGAAGACCGTGTACCCATAAGGTAGGTGGTTTAAAGGGATAGTATTCGGGAATCGTAAATTTGACCTGTTCAGAGACGACCATCGTAGAGTCTGGTCCCAACGTCCACCCCGTGTCTTTCATTTCATGATTTAATCGTTTAAGTCTACTCATACACCTACCTACGACGTTTCCGCGAAAGATTCTTCCGCGAAAAACGTTTACGTAGTTTACGCCGACGTGCATGTCTTGTTCCTTTGGCTTCTTCTATGATTTCAAACCGGGGGTCGGCAGAAGCGTGTACACTAGGGACGGGTGAAATGGCCTTGATTTGTTTCAATACTTTAAGGTAGGCATCGCGGTCTCGTCCCTCATGGGTTTGTACGCCGGCGGGTGTAATGGATACCGTAGAGGGAAATCCTGTAATGGCAGGAAATTCAATATTTCTACGACGAAGCCGATTGGCAAACTCATCTAAAAACTCTCGTTCAATCTCGGCAATGGCTGTATACGGTTGTAAATGAGGAATTACCTTTTTTACGGTATTGTTCCATTCCGGTTGAGATGAATGACACCACGTGCATTTGTTCATAACACAACGAATGAACATGGTGTGATGCGTCATTAATTGAGGAATAAGTTTTAAATCGTCCGAGTTGCGAATCACAAAGTACATAATGTATACTATTATTATATGGAATCCCATTATACACTGAACAACTTGAAGTCCAAAGGAGTACAACTTTATAAAAATCCAGACACCCAAATAGAAGTATACTTGATTCAGGGAAAAGTGGTCAAAGTAGCGATAGAACCTCTGCGTAAAGAAGCAGATTACCAAAGAAGGGCACGGAAATTGATGGGTAGCACTGTTCCTAAAGTATTTGCAGATTATCGGGATGGAATGCATTTTTTTATGGTTCAGGAATACCTTGATGATGCGGATTTAATACACGACATACAATATTACAATCATCCGTACCACCCTCGTGCACTCCCTAATTCCGTAGACCCTTTGGCAATCAAAACTATTTTTTCTAAAGCACGAGTGACAGCAGTCAACTTGTTAAAAAATGGAATTTTTCATGGAGATGTGCATACCGCCAACGTATTGTTCAAACAAATTTCAGGAGAGGTCAAAATACACATCATTGATTTTGGGCGGTCCTCTATGGTCAATGAACCTTTTTGCTCGTATGTATACCATTGTTTTAAACGCATTGCATTTGATAAACTGGGTATAACGGAAAAAGATGTTCACGATATTCTCCTGAATCAACTTACCCAGCCGCATGAAATGGAGAATGTAGTTCTTATCCTGACCCATTTATGCAACTATAGGTTGGAGCTGCATCACTGTAAACAGATTGGATGTTTCCCTAATTTTTTAGCTTTTTGGTTTGATGCACCATGGGATAAATCCGTTCATGGAATTACTTGCGATGGAGAAAGTATAGTTGACATTGACATCAACGTCTTTAAACACGCTTGTCGTAAATCGTTTGATATAAAAAAATGTATACCGTATGCTAAGGGTAGAACCAAGACAAAACGTAAACATCGGAGTATATAATCTATCCTGTATACTATGAAACTTATCTTGATAGCGATTTTGTTTCTCCTAGGACTTTATGTATACATGACGAGCCGACGGATAGAAGGCATGACTACGCCTACCTGTCCGAATCTTTTGATACAACAAGGAGAACGTATACTGCTTCAGAATACCGGTATAGATGTCATACCCGGCGTCAATCCAATTGTATTCCAAAGTTTAGACGAGTATACGAAATATGTTCAGTACCAAGAATCCAAGGGAATTCACTGCCCTGTATTGGTACTGCAACCTAGCAAAGATGCTCAAAATGAAACCAAATATCAAGTAAAACCCTCCTTGTTGGTAGATGCTTCTAGAACACATCCTCCGTTCAATACAGATTCGTATCCTGGATTTGATGCTCACAATCAGTCCATGGGAGAAGTCACCATGTTGGATGAAATCACTTTACCGTCTTAGGATTCGTTTGGTTCGTCCATATTTACAATACTGTCGTTGAGAAAACCCTTTCGGTCGTTTACACTGGATGCTTCGCTTGTACTTCAGGGTCCATTTTGCCATAATGTATACAGGATAAAAATTGATATACCAACTTCTTCCGAATAAAAGTAAGAATGGCTTCCCTTGCTGAGACCTACCGCAAACACACCGACATTGGTCATGTGCTTCACGCTCCCGACATGTACATTGGCCCGATTCAACCGTCCGACATGACCAACTGGGTATTGGACCAGGGGAAAATGGTTCAATGCACTCACTCCTTCATTCCAGCCTTGTACAAGATATTTGATGAAATTGTAGTGAACGCAGCCGACCAGAGTAAACGCAAAGAAGACTCGGATTCACCCGTTTCCTACATCAAATGCACCATTCAGGATGGAACCATTACCGTAGTCAATGATGGTCCCGGCATTGATGTTGAGATTCATCCAGAATATCAGGTTTACATTCCTCAGCTTATCTTTGCTGAGCTTCGTACCTCTACCAACTACAGCACGACCGAAAAACGAATTGTCGGCGGAAAGAATGGATTTGGAGCCAAGTTGGCATTCATTTGGTCTACTTATGCTCGCATAGAGACGGTGGATGGGGTACGAGGATTAAAGTATACACAGGAGTTTCATGACAACTTGTCCAAGATTGACAAGCCAACGATTACTAGCTACAAAAAGAAGCCGTATACATCCATTACCTTTACCCCGGATTACGCAAGGTTCGGACTTCCCGGGCTAGATGCCTCCATGTTGAAACTCTTAGAAAAACGCGTGATGGACATTGCTGCTGTTACTCATAAACGAGTCAAGGTCAGTTTCAACGAAACGACGTTGGCAGTTCGCGATTTTCCTCACTACATTGATTTGTATTTGGGAGATACACCTAAAGTGGTAGAGAGTCATCCTCGTTGGGAATTGGGTGCAGCCTTCTTTGACGAACACCATCAAGTCTCTTTCGTGAACGGCATTTATACGCAAAAGGGCGGGAAACATGTGGATTATTTTGTCAATCAGTTGATTCGCAAAATGACGGCCTACATTTACTCCAAGAAAAAGATTGAGGTTCGGCCGGGTATTCTTCGCGACCGTCTCTTTGTCTTCATTCACTGTTTCGTAGAAAATCCTACGTTTGACAGTCAGACGAAGGACTACCTGAGCACCCCCTCCTCCATGTTCGGGTCATCTTTTGAAATCAGTGATAAATTTGTCAAAAAGTTGGTAGAGGGTGGGTTCATGGACGTGGCCGTGAGCATGACCCAGCAAAAAGAAATGGCCATGGCCAAGAAGAACGACGGTGCTAAAACCCGAACCATTCGCGGCATTCCAAAATTGGTAGATGCCAATCGGGCCGGAACGGCCGAATCGGGTAAGTGCACGCTCATTTTGACGGAAGGAGATTCCGCGGCGGCCAGTGTGGTCTCTGGACTGAGTAAGGACGACCGCAACCTCATTGGGGTCTATCCCATGCGTGGCAAGATGTTGAACACACGTGGAGAAAGTATTGCCCGTATCAACCAGAACAAGGAAATTCAAGAGCTACGACAAATCATTGGACTTGAATTGGGAAAGAAGTATACAGCGGGTGATATCACCAAGACCCTGCGATACGGAAAGATTCTGTTCATTACTGACCAAGACAAGGACGGTAGTCATATCAAGGGATTGGGTGTCAACATGTTTGGTAGTTTGTGGGAGACACTTCTAGAACAAAAAGGATTCATTGGATACATGAACACGCCCATCATCAAAGCTCGCAAGGGCAAGGAGGAAATTCTCTTCTACAACGATGTTCAATACGACGAATGGAAATCAACAGCCGAAACACGTGGTTGGGACATTAAATACTACAAAGGATTGGGAACTAGCACGTCCAAGGAGTTCATTCAATACTTCAAGGACAAGGACAAATTGACGGTGGTCTTTGAATGCACGGAAACGTGTAAAGACACCATTGACATGGTGTTCAACAAGAGTCGTGCCGATGACCGAAAGCGTTGGTTGGAACAGTATTGCAAACATGCAACAGTGGATACACGAACGAGAGCCATTTCGTATGACACATTCATTCACAAGGAATTGTCCCATTTCTCCAATTACGATTGCATTCGCTCCATTCCTAACTTGATGGATGGATTCAAACCGAGTCAACGCAAAGTATTGTATGCGTCATTCAAACGACGACTGACCAAAGAAATCAAGGTGGCTCAGCTAAGTGGTTATGTTTCAGAGCATACGGCGTATCATCACGGTGAGGCGAGTTTGAACGGAACCATTGTAGGCATGGCCCAAGACTTTGTCGGTTCCAACAACATTGAATTGCTGAAGCCCAACGGTCAGTTTGGAACGCGATTGAACGGTGGCAAAGACAGTGCAAGTGAAAGGTACATCTTTACAGAACTTTCCAAGTGGACTCGCCTCATCTTTCCGGAAGAGGATGACCCAATTCTAGAGTATGTGGTAGACGATGGAGATACCGTAGAACCCATCTACTATCTTCCGATTCTCCCCATGATTTTGGTCAATGGGTGCAAGGGCATTGGAACAGGAACCAGCACGCATGTGCTGTGCTACAACCCGGTAGAACTCATTGATGCTCTGTTGGCAAAACTAGATGGAAAGGAATTGCCTGAACTTCATCCGTATTACCGTGGATTCCAAGGGACGGTAGAAGATTCCAAAGACATGAAGTATACCGTCAAAGGAAAGTATACCGTCAAAGACTTGGTGGTTCACATAACAGAATTGCCCATTGGCGTATGGACCATTGATTACAAAGAATTCTTAGAAGAGTTGATTGGAACCGTCATCAAAGAGTATACCGACAATAGTACGGACAAGGAAGTCAACATTCAAGTCAAGTTGTTGAAGCCGGTAGAGGACTTGGAAAAGACCCTGAAATTGGTGTCGTCCCTCAGCACCAAGAACATGAACTTGTACAATTCCAAGGAAATGCTAACTCATTACTCTGACGTTCATACCATAGTACACGAGTTCTATGGAGTCCGATGGACAGGATACGAAAAGCGAAAGGCGTATCAATTAGCTGCTCTCCAGAAAGACCTTCACAAAATCAAAAACAAGGTAGAATACATTCGTGCGCTTGTGAAAGGAACCTTGGACCTGAGGAACAAGAAAACCGAGGTCATCTTGGCAGAGTTAACTGCCATGAAGTTGGAGCCTCACGATGGGAGTTTTCATTACCTCATCAAATTGCCCATGGACAGCGTGACAGCCGAAAAGGTGCTGGAATTGGAGGCGGAATACAAAGGGTTGATTCAGCAAATTCAAGAGTTGGAATCTACGTCCATTCAAGCCATGTGGACGAAAGAATTGATGCATTTGAAAAAAGTATTAAATAAATAATACGGTAAACGTGTATGACCTCGTATACAAAACAAAATGACCTTTTATTGAACAATCTGACCGAGTTTTACCAAAAGGACGACTATCATCATTTAAATACAATGCTGGCCGTATTGAACGGGGATTCAAAAATTTCTTTACGTATCATTGATTGGTTCGTAACCAACTATGCCAAACAGCAGTATACCGTCTATACCTTGACCAACGGCCAGCGATTCAAAGTCTATAACGTGTACAAGCTAAAGTTGAAGGCGTATTCCAAGAAACGATTTGACCCGTTTTGCAGATGGCAAAAGATTGATTTCCCCTACGGTTCTAAATTTGTAGTGACAACCATTGGACAACTTAATTTTTTCAAATGGGTCATGGAAAATGAAATTTTAACGTATATTCTAGACAATTACAAGGCCATTGAAGAAGACATGAACACACGAAACAGTACAGTGAAACCTAAGACGGAACGCATCCGTAAAAAGCGAGAAGAGTTGTCCATTTCAGCCTCTAAAAGTATCAAGAAGGAAGACATTGAAGTCTCCTTGACGTTTGATTAAAATACTACATAGTATTATGTGGGTTCTTCTCTTTTTGATGGGATTGTTGTGGTTTATTACCCTTCCCCGAGAAGGATTTACGGACTTATCCTCCGGTATACTGAGGACTACCGTACGAGCCAATGAAGTGGACGTGGACGAAAAAAGGGTTCAGATGTTGGAACAATTGATTGACCAACAAGAGAACCAACTAGAACAAATCAATACGGTCATTGCCACCTTAAAGGCACAAAAAAATACTGTGTAGTTGTATGGGAGATGATAAAAATTATCCGTATTCTTCCTACATTAAAGACCCAAAACAGTTAGGAGCATCTCCAAAGGGGTCCATGTCAGCTCTGAAAAAAGACATTGCTGTCTTGGGTCATTATGTAGATGTATTGACTTCCGGAACAAGCAAAGCCCATACAATAAAAGGTCCTCTTGGAAATAAATATTTTTTAGCTACGGATACGGAATGCAAAGATGTTGCCGGTGTCGCGCATCCACGGTACGTGTTTATCAATAACATTCCGGATGATGTCGGAGGAGCAACCGGACGAGGTCTTGTTCCCGGTATACTTCAAGACATGCTCTACATCAATCCCGCCAAACTCTTTTCCGCTTTTACACAAAGCAATGTTTGTAGAGAAATCACGATGGAAACGCGGGACAGCAATAACGTAAAAGCAACCGAAAAACAATATGTGTTGGACGATGATTTGGTTGGTTATCCTGCAAGTTGGTTCCCTGGAGGTAAACACCCTATCAACCCTCCTGAACCAGTGAGTGCAAGAAACAATAAAGGTAAAAAAGGAAAAGATAAAAAAGGAAAAGACAAAAAAGGAAAAGGAAAAGGAAAGGACAAAAAAAAAGGTAAGAAGGGCAAAGAAAAGTTTACTAATTATGACGACGAAGAAGATGAAGACGAAGATCAAGACGAAGCTTTTACCAATGAAGCTTCCGAGGATGAATATGAAGAAGATACGTTTTCATTGTCTACACCTGAACTCGTTTTCTATGTAGCCATGTTCATACTCTTTCTCTACCTTATAGTTCAACTTATCCGAAAGGTCAATTTTACAAAATTGAAACAAGTCGTCCGAATGAATTTTAAATAAAAAGATGGAGTTTACTACGACAGCCGAAGGAGCGAAGCGCATGCTGGAGGAACACGGTGTTGCCATTGTTCCGTCCGTCCTCTCTAAATCGGAATGTATACAGATGCAAGAAGGCATGTGGAATACCCTAGAGTGTTTGACCGGTGGATGGGATACGCCTGTCCATCGCAGTCAACCTGAATCGTGGGTCAACATGTTGAAACTGTACCCCAATCATTCCATGTTGCACCAACATCATGGAATTGGACACGCTCCCTTTGTATGGAACGTTCGGCAACACCCGGCCTGTGTCAACGTGTTTTCTCACTTGTGGTCGTGCAACGATTTGATTTGTAGTTTTGACGGAGCATCATTTCACATGCCACATGAAATAACCGGACGCGGATCGTTTCGGAAATCATGGCTTCATGTAGACCAAAGCTATACACGAAATGAGTTTGAATGTATACAGGGATGGGTCACTGCGTACGAAGTTCGTCCCGGAGATGCAACCTTGATGGTTCTACCAAAAAGCCACCTCTATCACAAAGACATTGCGAATGAATTTAACTTAACGGACAAGGAAGATTGGTTCAAGTTGACGGACGAACACGTGGAAGCCTATCGTCAAAAAGGATGTGAAGCAACTCGTATCGTATGTCCGCGCGGTTCTATGGTTCTATGGGACAGCCGCACCGTCCACTGTGGTGTAGAGCCGTTGAAAGACCGTGCTACGCCGAATTTCCGATGCGTTGTATACACCTGTTATACGCCAAGGTCCATGGCCACACCTCCACAGTTGGAGAAACGGAAGACTGCGTTTGAATCTGGTCGCATGACGACACATTGGCCGCATCACGTGAAACTGTTCGGCAAACAACCACGCACCTATGGAGGAGACCTGTTAGAGACGACACCGTTGCCTTCACCCACCTTGACCGAAGTAGGACGACGCTTAGTAGGATATTAAGGAAAAGAATACATGATACATTTTTTTTAAAAAAAGAACGGTATACTATATGCCAAAGGTAAAAGATTGCGATGAGCATGGAACGATTCATCCTCTTTACGGAGTAGCTTGCAGTTCGTCCTCCGTCCATCCGGAGCCACGTGACTATGAAAGGCAACCAGTTAGAACGTTAGCAAGAGTTTTATCCAAAGGTGTACCCCAACTTTTATATACACATGAGAGTGTTGCACATAAACGATTCCCGAATACATTACACGAATACGAAATATTACATGGAAGAGTGGCTTCTAAATTAAAACGTCTTACGCAGTTTAGTTTAGAAAATAGTGCTGATAAAAAATATGAATCAATTACAACTTCAATTACTGCATTACGAAGTAAGTGGACAGAACTAAATGGCGACTATAAAAAGGTGAAACTTTCTGACAAATCCTTAGAAAACATATCAACATTTCTATCTCGGTTGAGAATAATCAGTCGTAAAGCTCAACGTATCCTGGATATTTATATAGGTAAAGGTCATACCGTTGGAGGTCCACTAAGTGAAATTGGAGGTCCACTAAGTGAAACCTCTGCTGCAATGCGTGCTTTACAGTCAGTCCCTGTGGACCCCGACGAAGAAGTTCATGATGCACATGAAAGGAGAGAAACCGAATTGGACAATCATCGTAGGAAAATGGCGGATCCTGATGTTCCCGAATCAAAATCTAAGCTGTTGGAATCCACCATTCAAGAAGAATATAGTAATTGTATAGAACAGCTAGAAGAATTGCAACGTGAATGTAATGCCAAAATGGTACCATTAACAAAATTAAATCTTACTTGTAAAACAGGATATACAATTGATGACATTGGGGATGGATGTCATATTGTTAAACAGATTGTATCTTCATGGGTAGATTCAGCTCCACGCTTTGAAAAAAGCATACAAAAGTTAAAGGTCAATCTTTTAGAATTTGATACCTATTCAGAACAGAAACAACAAGATAACTTAACAGAGATACACGAAATAATAGAAAAAGTCCACGCCGATTTGAAAGAAATTAATAAGATAACCGACCGATTTAGCCATCATATTAAAAAAGCCAATACTACTAAAGTTAAAGCAAGTCGCGGACAACTCAAACATAAATCGCGGCGTAAATCTAGACAAACACGTTAATTGACATTGTTCCAGGAAATGTTTTCACGACACAGCGGACAAGTATTCTTTTTCAACTTCTGCTGACACCGTATGCAGATGGCATGGGAACACGGCGTTTTGGTCATGGTCATTTCCATACATATACAACAATCTGTATAGTCCATTTCCACGTTGGGATGGTGAAACATAGGAAGCTCATACAAGAGAGGGGTGGTCTTGAGCAATCGTGATGGATTGGTAAAGACTCCGTTGAAGGTGTCAAATTTCATATCTTTGATACCTTCTATCATCCGACAAAAATCTTCGTACGTGACACCTGAATCTATGTAGGAGCAACCATTTTTGACATAAATTTCTAGGGAAAACATCATGGTCGGCTCCCCCCATCCATTCGTAGTATACAACCTGGAATTGACCAAGATACCGTCTATCTTGTTGATGGGAAGCTGAACGTCTTTTATTTCTTTCAAGTGTTCAAACAAGGCCTCCATGATGAAAATAAATACAACTCTTTGTCGTATCAATTTTTAGATTTAGGAGTCTTTTGAATTTGACGCTTTTCCTCTGCCGTTCCATGTTTCAACAAATCTGCAATGATAGCACGAGCTTGTCGGTCTAGATTCGTATCATCGCTGTGTTTTGGGTCGTATTTGTAAAATGGATTGTATTTCAGTTTCTTTTTTAGTCGCATCTTTTTTAACATGGGTCGTGCACGATTGTCTAATCCATACAACTGGATGATTTGGGTAATGTCGTCGTCAGTCAACCGTACACAGGGTGTACACTTGTTCGCCGAATTTTTACGTGACCCATTGGGACACCGTTTCCGAGTCGTCATGTATACAGCCTAGATTTTAATCCACGAGGGAGGGCACAAGTCTTTGGTACTCTTGTCATAATTGGAGGCACCAAACCATGTGCTGGGATAACAGACGATTTTTGTCGGATTGGAATTCAAGTAGGCAGCCCACCAACTGAATGCACTGTTGGCAATGATGTTGTGGTCGGAACAACTCATGAGTAGCATTTGTTCCCAATCTTCCATTTCATCTTCGGCCTTGTAAAAAGTAAGGTCAGGAAACTTTTTCTTGATGTTTCGCATTCTCTGTTTGACGGGTAAATTGTCCTTTTCTTCACAGTAATAAATGACATTCCAATCGGTAGAACGGGTTCGGTCAATGATTTCTTGAATGGCTTTGGTGTAATACTGGTCATTCAGAATGGTATGATGCAATTGAAGATGAATGTAGTCGCCTATCCGAAAATGAAGCGAAATAGTCTTTGTCATTCTCAAGTATTTGGATTTGATGAGTTCACGCTCCAATTTAAAGTTCAACCGTTTGTAAATGGCTTCGTAATGCTTGTCAAAATATTTATAGGATTGAAAGTATCCAAACAACATGACACCGGTCTTTTTTGGAAGAGGAGTATAATGAAAGGCTTCCTCACACAAGCGAGCGCATTTGGGAACCGTTGGGTCTACATTATCCTTAAGTTTTTTAAGGATACTGTTCCAATACGTAGGACGTTCTTTTTCATCGTATTTATGAGTAGAAATGATTAATTTCTCTCCATGTTCCATAGAATAGGCCAAAGCGGCAAACAACTGGAACATTTGATTTCCTAATCCTCCTTGTAAATGAAGAGTAATCATATTGTAAACAATACATTTCGTTCTTCCTAATTTAACTCATTGAGTCAATGTCATGAGTTTTCCCCAAAACGTTTGTTGGTGCTTTTCATGAACTCGGTCCATTTGCAGTAGATTGAACATTCGTTCCGAGGCCTGTATACTTTCCTTTTCATGTTCTTGTGCCAACAGTTTGGAAGCTTCCTCCGTACTAAGAGGTGCAATGGTGCGTGCGCGTTCAGTTTTACGGTCTTCTACCGAATGAGTATTGATGTAATCCACTTCCGAAACACCCAGGACAGACTCGTGTGTATACACGGCCTTGAGGTCCGTATACTTGGATTTGGTCGCAGGTTCAATGTTGCGTATGGCAATGGCTCTAGATGTAGCCTTGCGCGTTTCAAACGTTTCGTCCAAATCAGCGTCCGATTTCAACCAATCACCGTAGCCGTCGTTTTCACGAATGTAAAGTGTATCAAACAACTTGTTGAATTCCTTGTTAAAATCTGGATTTTTCGTAAACTGATTGGCAATGATTTGTTTATGGGTATCATCCATGCTGTCCAGAATGTCAGAAAAAGACTGTGGAGTAGACGCATTTTGAGAGGCTCTCTGATTGAATTTGTGAATGGATTCTACAAGAGCATATGCATTGTAAAAAAACAAAAAGTATTCCTGGGGGAGTTTGCTCTTGTCAGGGTGTACCGAGGCCACAATTTTACGAGCATCCTTGAGCTGTTTTTCCGTAAAGGGTTTAGGGAGCTTGAACAATTTCAACAATTCATCCAAGGAATAATGGTCCAAGTTTAAATCCATAGAGTATTTTTTTATTTTTTTATGAATCGCTTCTACTTAAAATCCACTCCAAGAAGTATAGTTGAAGGGAGATACTGTATACTTGGGAGGGTCTTCGTATTTTGTTTTGGGGTACGAAAACGTGGGAGCAACGCCTTTAGGCCGTTTGCCAAAACAATTGGCACCTACAGGAGCAGAGGTATCGTTGTTGTACCCTCCATTCACGCCTGGAATACCACACTGTTGAGGGTCATCGGTATCTTTGTAGATGCTCCATGATTTGTACTGGGTTGGGTAGAGAACCATGGAATCCTCCGACCACCCGTAATCACACCATTCAGCACCTTTGTCATGCGCTTTTTGAATCTGGTCAAAGGTTGCCAATTGAGCACCGTAGGCCTTGCACACGGAACGAGCCATGGCATAATCAAAATTGCCTTGAACATGAAAGGCCTGGTCCTTGTCCAACAAGTCTGCCGCTGAACCAACTGGGTGTTTTAATTTGGTCATCAAAGATGGACTGCTTTCTTCGGCCGTTGTTCCATAAGTGGACCCACTTAATTTCTTTTTATTGGTGACGGTGGTAGTAGAATCCGGCATAGAAGTATCCGACACTAGGGGTGTTTTTTCTTTTTCTTTTTCTTCCTTTTTGGTTAGCCATGGAATAGAGGGTATCCAGTCTCTCCATGAAAGGGGATAGTAATAGGATATGCCATAAAGTACAATCACGAGAAGAAATAAAACCAGAGTGAAATAGCCTAACATACTGAAAATATTCAACAGAATGAATATCCCTACCAGAATGGCCAAGGATATGGTAATCGTATATATCTCATTCATAGTATGTATTAAGTTTTTTTCCTAAAGAAAAGACAGTAGGCATTCTCCATCGTAGGCTCTGCCTTTCGTACAGATTCGTCATTGAATTCATACCATTCGTCCATGTATACATAGGAGGTATAATGACCGTGAGTAGAACTTCCATGATGGTTGCAAGCACTGATGAGTGTATACTCGCCTAGGGTTCGTGGGATGTGTACCGCCCACGTTTTCTTTTTGGTCGTCGTATAAAACCGCAACAAGACGATGCACAAAATAGGAGGACATTCCAATTTCCATCGTTTTTCAACTTGTTTTCCTTCATAGTCCACGTGTTCCGTTGCCATGGCTTGAGCAATGCACTCTTCTAAAGTGGCTCCGTCTTTGGTAATAGGTAATTCAAGACACATGAACGGCTCTTTGGATACGGAGGTTCCTAAAATAGAATGCCGAACTCCTTTGGTAGCAGGACAATCTAGTGTATCCAACAAATAGGTAAGAAATTCATGAGCATCATGCTGTTGACCAGGAGCAAATTTAAAATGTTTGTAGACAAAATGTAAAAAACGATGCGGAGCCACTTCTTTATGGGTAGAGGTAAGAAGAGCCTGTAGGTCACTGTATTCTTTTATCATTTCATGTTTGTCTACATGGTCTTTGCACCATTGGGTAATTTCAGGAATATAAACCAAACACTGTAAAATGGCGTTCACATAACAAGAATTATGAATGTTCCGAAGTGTCGTTGGCATTCTTGATACCACCTTTAATAGTTTTATATTGTATCATTGTATGAACAAATATTTCATTCTATTGGTCGTCCTGGTGTCCATCGGATTGTTTGTCATGTATTCCGATACGTTCAATCTGACGTGTGTTGTCGCCGTCAAAGACGGTAAAAAATACTGTGTACGCGACTCCACGTTGCTGAAGGAAAGCGTAGAGTTGCTAGCCGAAGTCAATGGAAAAATGCAGAAAATGGTCGCCTTTTTGGACAAGAAGTATCCCGACGACAAACGTGTACGCAGACTCGTAAAGAACTTTAATCCGGACAGAGTGGTAGAGACACTTCCTACCAGTGAGTATACTGCCTACAGTGAGAACAAGGGAGAAAAGCTGGCGTTTTGTTTGCGACGCTACAAGAAGGATGCCGAATTGATTGACTTGAATACACTGACCTTTGTCGCCCTACATGAATTGTCGCATTTGATGTCGGCGTCAGTAGGCCACAACGAAGAGTTCTGGACGAACTTTGAATTCATCTTGGAAAATGCAGTTTCGGAAAACCTGTATACTCCGGTAGACTATTCTAAAAAACCAGTAGAATATTGCGGTATTTCCGTGAATAACAATCCCTTGTATTAAAATGGAGGATACATGAGAGGTTCCTTGTCCGTAAACCATGGATTTTGACACGACTAAAATAGGGTATCTGTATTTGCTTCGCTTTAGACGGTAATGAAAGAGTATAAATGGATGGCTGTATACACTCTATGATTCCGTTCATTTATAAATATAAACTCAAAACCCTGGAAGAATTTGACACCGAGTATACGTTTGATGTCAATTCTCATTTGCTACTTCTGGGCGGCGAGCGAACAGGTAAAACAACACTGGCTCATTTATTGGTGCACAAGTTTTTGACGCCTACCCAGGAGAATTACCTTTGCATCAACAACATCAAAGAACAAGGTATACAGTATTACCGAACGGACATGAAATACTTTTGTCAGACTTCACCTACCATTTCTAAAATTGTAGTCGTGGATGAAGTAGATGACTTGTCCGACCAAGTGCAACAGATTTTTTTAAATTACATGAACAAGTATGGGAATTCCGTAAAATTCATTTTGGTGGGAAAAAGCAGTCAAAAAATCATAGAGGGTATGTTTCAAAAGTGTGCCGTCGTATCCATGAAGCCCATTCGGGATGTCTACTTTCGCACTCTCACCAACAACATCATCCGACAAGAACAAATTCAGATGACGGACGAAGCCATAGAATATTTACTTCAAATTTCAAGCAAATCCGTGAATACCCTCTTGAACTACCTAGAAAAATATAAAATTTTAGGCCTACCCATTACCAAAGCGTACATGGAGTCTACCCACCATAACATTCATGAACAGGTGTTTGTGAACATGACCCAGGCCATATTGAAACAGGATTCTCCTGGTGCAATATTGGAAATTTTACACTTGTATCAGGAAGGTTATTCCGTCATTGACATCTTGGATTCATATTTTCAATTCATCAAACTTTACCCCATGGACGATGTATACAAATATGGATTCGTAAAAATTATTTGTAAATACATTATCATTTATACCAACATTCACGAACATCAATTGGAGTTGTTCCTCTTCATTCACGAATGCATTAAAATGTCCAATGATTGCCACAGTTCATGCAAGACACATACGTAGTCATGGCCTCATCGGCAGAGCGTGTCTGTAACTGATAATACGAACATTTGTCCGATTTACACTTGTAGCACTTCATATCCGTAGAATTGGCGGCTACCTTTTGTTCACACATGTACTCGTCTCGTTTGGTTTTCTTTTGTATCAAGGCTTCCCATCGGGATGGATTGAGTTGATGGTGTTCCATGAACGCAATTTTATGAGGTTCTGGTAAAGAAACAATGAGTTCTTTGGTTAGATTGGCCAAGACAGATTTGAATTTAGACAAATAAATTTCCACGAAAAATTTATTTGTCCATTTTCGTATGACGTGTTTTTCTTTGGCAATTTGAACCGACCTGTTGAAGATACCGATTTCAATGTTGTCGCTCACAACAGAGTCATCGGCCGTCTCGTTGATTTTCGCAGCGCACTTTTTACGAAACAATTTGGAGTCTGTAATCACAAACATGGTCTATGCGTTTTCCGGAGAAGTGTTTATATCAATTTTGTAGGGTTCTTCTTCCAGCTCGGAATCCGATACGACAAACCCATCCTTCATGTATCCTTCCTTGGT